GTTATTCCTACTGACTCTACAGTACCAGTATTTGAGGGCGTAATTTGTGTATATACAATATTTGTTGAGCCGATTGATCCACTTGAGTCAGTCGTACATAAAAATATTTTATTATCATTTGCAGAGCCTTGATTAACAGTAATCATACCACCAGATAATTCTGCGATAGTATCATGTTCTGGATCACGACTAGCTGCACCTGCACCACTTCCAACTGCTAAATATAAACCATTCTCTGTTGCTGTGCTTTGATTTTTTAGGAGAACTCGATCTCCTGCAACCAAAGTTACGCCATCTATTGTGTCTCCTGCTTCTAAAGCATTTGAAATATTTACATTGGCAGTTGAAGCACATTCAGCAACAGTTCTGTTTCTTAAACCTGCAATAGCTTGGTCAACATAACTTTTGTTTGCGACATCAGTATTTCCACTTGGAGTTCCCATTCCTGTAATCGAGCCTCCCAATACAGATACAGCATTTGCATTTTGTGTGCTTATTGATCCAAGACCTAAGTTAGTTCTTGAAGTAGAAGCTGATGCAACATCAGATAAATTTGATGCCTTTACTAATTTTGCAGTTAATTGATCTTGTGCATTTGATGATAAAGAATTTATGTATTGAAATTCTGTATCTGAAACTGATCCATCTGCAATTTTTGTACTCGCAATACCTGTAGCAACTTGTGTGTTGCCAATACCTGCTGTTTTTACACTTACAGTACCACTTGACTCATTAAAATTATTTGAGTCAAAAGTTAATGTTCCACCAAGATTAATTGCTGTAGAACTTGATCCATCAGAAACAGTAATCTTACCATTGTCTGCTGTAATATCTCCGTTAATATGTAATTTTGAACTAGGAGAAACTGTACCTATACCAACATTACCAGAACTATTAGCATAAAATCTTATATTAGCATTTCCATCGGCAATAACAATATTTCCACTTGATGTTCTAATATCAAGACTACTTTCATTTCCATCAAAACTTCCTAAAATTGTATTGTTTTGACCAGAAGATATAAATTTTCCTGCTTCATACCCAACTGCTGTATTGTTTCCTGCTGTGCCTGTTAATGAATTTAATGCAAGAGATCCTATTCCTGTATTTTGACCACCATTTTGCGTGTTTCTTAAAGTTGCATATCCAATAGCTGTATTGTTATTGTTTGTGCCACTACCTGAAGTAGGCATTTGACGAAGTGCTTGTTCACCAAGTGCTGTGTTAAAACTACCTGTACCTCCTTTTGGAGAACTACCATCAAGTTTTAATGTTCCACCTTGAAAGTCTATATCGCCATCATAAATTTCTAAAGTATCTCCAATTTCAATTTGTGTTGTGCCTTTAAGTTTACTGCCTGTTATAGTTTTATTTGTCAAAGTATCAGTAGTAGCTCTTCCAACTAAAGTGTCTGTTGATGTTGGTAAAGTAAGAGTTCCTGTATTAGAAATAGAAGAAATTACAGGAGCTGTTAAAGTTTTGTTTGTTAAAGTATCAGTAGAACTTTCTGTAACAACAGTTCCATCAATAGCTAAAGTAACATTATTTCCAGAAGCAGTTGATGTTATTCCTGTGCCACCAAGTAAACCTAAAGTTTCACTATCAAGATCAATCGCAATAGCAGTTGAGCCATCAGAAACATCAAGATCCTGTCCAGTTACTAAATTTTCTACAAATGCTTTTACCGATTGCTGTGAAGGTGCTAAAATAGAACTATTACTAGCCATGTTATCTTCATCAACAACTGGGGTAGCAGGACCAACATACGTTGAACCAACCCATACTCTAGGAGTTGTATCACTAGAATGAATAGTTCCACTATCAAGGGTAAAAGAAACTGTTGTATTAGGAGCAGAATAAGAAGTTGTTGCTATTTTTCCATATATAGTTCCTGTATTTGCACCAAATATTTTAACACGTCTTCCAACATGATATGTAGAAGTAACGTCTGCAGCAATCGTAATGGAAGTTGTACTTGCTCTTGTCGCATTACTCGTTCCTGAACCTGAACCAAGTTCAAACCATTCTTTATCGTTCCATACCTCACGAATTTCTGCCATTAATGTTCTAGCCGCATTATTAACTTGGCTTGGCAACATATTTTCTGGAAACCCATCAGGAGGTGTAGCATTATTACTAGCTGCTGTTGTACTCCATGTTTTTACATTACTCATCTTCTTCCTTTATTTTTTCAATAGTGTTTTTTAAATTGCTAATAAGAATATTTCTTTCAATCATCATATCTTCTCTTAACCATGATTTTAATGCTCCTATATCGTTGAATATTCCCTTTTCTATTAATGATGGAACAAAATTTCTTTTCTTTGACTTTGCTCTATCTTTAGCAAAATCTTGTAAAGGTTTTAATTCTTTTTGATTTAAAACGTATTTTGTTGCTCCATTAATATTTTGTAGTGTCTCTTTTAAATTATTAGCCCCTGTACGAAGTTTCATGGCTTTATCTTCAATATATACTTTGGCTTCTTCTGGTAAATTAGATTTTGTTAAATAGTTTGCAGCAGCTACTACTTCTGATACTTCTTGAAATAATTCAAAAAGTTCATTTCCATATTTAGTTCCTGTAACTATTTTTTTTCTAAATCTTCTAATACCAGGATAATCTTCAAATGCTAAATCAGGCATATCATCAAAGAAAGCATAATCACTAGCCATTAAAAAATAATTTCCTATGGTACTTGTATAACCACGAATAAGAGCTTCAATTTGTGGAGCTGATAATTTTGCTTTTTCAGGAACGTAATCACTTTTATAATATTTTCGTCCTAAAAATTGTGTTAATGCTTTTATTGTTTTGCTTGTATAAGGACCACCTCTTAATTCTTTAGGTAAAGATAAATCAGACATAGACTCAATAGGTCTTTGCATAAATTTTAATTTATTTGCTTGAACTTCTAAAGGAGGATTTAATACAAATGGAGTTAGTTGAAGTCTAAAAGTTTCAAATAGTATTCTTTTAGCATCAAGAGCTGTTTGAAAATTATTACTTTCTTGCCAATTAACCCAAGCTCTTTCTGCTACAGACATTGCTGCCCCAGGTTCCCATAGTTTAGGTAATCTCCAATGTTCATACATTGGTTTGTCATACATTTTAGTTTGTTCATTATATCCGTACACTTCTTCTAAAGTTGAAGGTACTCTTCCATTTTCTAAAACAAATTGTTTTAAATCTTCTGTTGGTAAAAAGAAATGCCAATGACCATCTTTATCCCAATCTTCCATCTCTATATATAAAGGATTAGTTCTATTCATTTCTGCTAACAAAACAGAGAAACCTGCACCTGCTGCTAATTTAGATATAACTTGTCCTTTGTTTGAGTCTTTAACTACACCTCGATAAACTCTATCTCCACCAAGAACAGCAGGTCTTAAAAACAATGACGTTTCCATAAATATTTGAGCTGCTCCACCATACCATTTGTCGTAAGCACCTCTCATTGAAAAGTCAGTTGAAATTTCTCTACTTTCAAAAACAGATTTAGAAACTGTTTTACCTTTTTTTTGAGCTTTAGAAAACTCTCCCACTCTTGATGCGTTTTCAATTAAAGAACCTAATGCTTCAAACCATTCGCCTAATTTTAAAGGAGACGTTATAACTTTTTTAAAATTAATTCCTTTGTCAGAATAAAATCTTTCTAGTCGTCCTCTAAATAATCCTTGTGTATCAAAAAAACTAGATAACGAACCACCATTTGCTACCCAATCTCTGTAATTTTTATCTTTAAATATTTGTGATTTTAAACCTTTTGCTGCATCAACAAATGGTATGTACCCATTTTTAGATAACATGCCTGACATTAAAGTATCTCGAACAAAGTTAGCTTGAATAAAATCTACAGCTAAAGTTATAAAACTTCTTCCTATTCTAGTGGGAATAGATAAATAACCAACTACAGTATCAAATGTAGATTTTTTTGTATTTAATGCTTCTAATGCTCTAAATAATAAAGGGTCTGCAACTCGGTAATATTCTATCTTGCCTTTTTTTAATACAGCCAATGTGTTTGGTTCTTTTGGTTTTAAACCATGAACTATAGCTTTAGTAAAATCGCCCATTAAATCAAAGGCAATATCGATCATTAAATCTATATCTTTAGGTAACAATCCCTTAGACACATCTAAAACATTTTCTTTAAATGTATCTCGTATTTCTTTTGTACTTACACTTACTTCTTGTTTTCTTTTTTTCTCTTTAATAGCTTCTATAAATCTTCCACTATCTTTTGTTTGTTCTGCTTTTTTAATTACATCGAGTTTTAATTGATTGCTTATTGATTCTTGAAGAATAGTACGAGCATTTTTAATAATGTTATCTAAAGGGTGTCCTATGTTTCTTTCACTACCTCTAATCATTTTTATAGTAAAAACATCTGATGCTTGTTTAGGACCTTTTGATGATTTATTAACTCTGTTAAAAGGAACGTAATCTACATTTCTCCATTTATTAACTTGCTCTCTTGTAAACAATTCACTTTTAATGCCTATTTCAACAATGGTATTCCACCACTCTTGATATTCTTTAAATAATTTTTTGTATTGTGGATATTTTTTTTCTAATCCAACAAGAGCTTGTATTTCTGCTGCTGTAAAACCTGTTTTAACTTTAAAATTTTCAAATAAATATTTTGCTCTTCTTCCTGCTGCATAATCCCAAAAAGGAGCATCTCGTCCACCAACGGCATCTATAATTTTTTGAAACTTAATACCATTTGTGTCTATTTCAAAAACACGTTCTCCGTTTCTTTCAACAATTCTTAAAGCACCTTGTTTAATACTTTGACGTAATGCTTCACTCATGCCTTTAGCATTTCTTGCGTTCATATAGATTACAGGTTGTGTATCTATACCATCTTCATAACGTCTAAGGCCTTCAAGAACATCTATTAATTCTACTCGAAGTTGTTGAGCTGTTGTTCCTACACCTTCATTAATAGCAACTTCTGCACCTATTTTTGATCTTGCTCTATCTAAAGCACTTTGTTTATACCAATTAGAAAAATTAGTTTGTGCTTTTAAAACAGCAGGTCCAATGTCTTTCATTTTATTTTGGCTATCAATGAGCTTGTTAGTTCTAACTTGCGTATCAAACCATTCAAAAAATTTAGGAGCTGATTCTTTTGCATACACAGGGTCCGTCATATAAAAACGAATAAACTCTGCAAAACCTTCGTGAAGTTTTGTAATATCATACGATACTTGTATGATCTCATTAGCCATATCTTTTTCTGAATATTTCTTTTTAATTTCAGGAATACGACTATCAAGATAATGAGCTACTTCGTGTGCAGCTACTTCTAATTGATTTCTATTTTTTAAACGTATAGCTCCACCACCACCAGGTTTTCCTATACCAAGAAAGTTACGATGATAACCAAGAGTATTTTTTCCTTTAACTCCACCAATTTCTATTGGTAAATCTAAATCTTTTAAAAACTGTTGTAGAATAACATCTCGTCTAATTAAATCTTTTGGAGCATCAGGAGTAGCTTCCATTCTTTCTTCTATTTTTGCAATATTTCTATGTTTAGGTCCTGCACCCATCATAGAATCTACAGTTTCTTGACGATTATATCTTTTAACAGCTTCTAAAGTAATAGTACCTACTTTTCCATTTTCTGTTTTAACATTAAATACTGTTAAACCATCTTTAGTTTTTGCTTCTGATTTAGCCATTACAGCAGTTATTGTCGCTTTAGTTCCTTTAGCATCTAAAGAAATTGTATCTCCAATTTTAAATTCTACAATATCGTCTCTAACTTCAAATTTTGGTTTACCTTCTGCAAGATTTTTTTCTTGCATTTCAATGTATGGTTCTTTTTTAGTTTCCCATTCTTTTTTAATAATTGTTTCTATTTTTTCTATTGCAGGTTTTCTTATAGAAGCATCGATTTCTAAAGGAACAATAGACTCTGCTATTTCTTTTGCATTTTTATCTATGTTCTTTTCAAAATCTTTAACAAATTCATTTGCTTTTTGTTTGGCTATATCTTTTGGCATAGCTTTAATAACATTCATGCCACCACCACCTGACATTTTATTAATCATGTAGTGATGAAAAAAACCTTCTATGCCTTCTTTAATATCGTCTTCGCCTACAGCTTTACCAAAAACATTGCCTACAGCTTCTCTTGCACCAGGTATTTCTCCTATTGCATTATCAATAGCTTCTGCACCTGTACCAACTGTTGCTGAAAAAGCAGCAAATGGAACTCGCATTATAGCAAAATCTCCTACATCATAAATTGTTGCCATTAATTCTTTATTAAAAGTTTTAGCAATATTTGTAGGTGTCATTGATTTATCTGTATTAAAACCAAAAAATTCTTTTTCTGCTTCTGAACCAGATTCAAAAGCTGCGTTTGGAACTCCTATGTCTCCTTCAAATGCTTCAGTAAATCTTTCATATCCTGCTTTTACAGGCTCTACAGTTAAGGCTTTAATTGTATCAAAAACATTTTCATACAAAGGTTTTCTAGGAGGAGCTATATTAATTGATTGATTGGCTACTTCAAAACCTTCTTCCTTCATCATGTCGTCCATGAAATTTGTTGGTGGCATTACAGGTCTTGGAGCAGCTAATGTAATATTAGAATTCTCACTTTTCCTAGGAGGAGCTAAAGTAAATTCAGCCATTATTTTGCCTTAATAATATTTGCTGAAATTAATTGTTTTATTATATCTTCTCTTTTAGCACCTTTATTAATATCTAAATTATCTTGAATAATTTCTTCTATTGTCATGTTTCCATATTCAGGAGCAACAATATCATACGTTGCACCTACATTTAAATCTTGATCTGTAAGATCAACTCCTGCAAATGCTGTCATGTATTTATCTCTATCTTTGTCTTCTACTCCACTTAACATATTCATAGAACTAGAAATTATTCTTTTTAATTCAGGAACGTAATTTGGATTGTTATTAAATCCATCTGCTGATGTTTTATTTAAAGAATCTGAATAAAATTGTAACATTGTAGCATTTTCATTACCTTCTATTTTTTTAAACTTTTCAAATTCTCTATCTATAAATTTTCTATTTTCTGTTATAAGTTTATTTTTATCTATATTGGCTTGTGATAACGAAGTTCCTTTTTTAGATGGTTCTTTAAAACTTAATGTTTTATCTTTTTCTATAGTAACAATAGTTCCAGGAGCATAATCACTTGTGTTAAAATTAGGTTTTAATTTTTTTAATGATGCTTCATCATCTTTATTTCCAATTTGATATGATGTGCCTGTTGCTTTAGGAAACTTATCTAATGTTTCTATGTCGCCTGTTAATTTATTAAATTTAACAAATGAACCATCGTCCATTGTCATGTATTGAAATTTAGCCATTTCATCAGCCATGTAATCTCTTTTACCTTGTCTTGCTCCTGCTGATACTGCACCTGCTACTTGTCCCATGCTTGGAGCAATAGGTTGAGGTCCTGACATGGAAGCTAATGATTCTAAAATTCCTCTACGTTGAGCTGACACCATTGGGTCTGAACTCATTAATGCATCTAATATACCCATTACATGAACGCCCCAAGTAATGCTCCACCTGCTGCAAACATAGGATTAGTGCTTTTAAAAAGACTAGCCATTTCTGCACCTGCAAGACCACCAGATAATAAACCTGATGCTACGTTACGTTGTAAAGGTTGAACATTAGTTTGTGTTTGTCCATACGAGCCACCTGTTGCAGCTTGAAAATTTCTTAATTTTTCATAAGGAAGAGCTTGTTGATATTGATACCTATTCATTGCATCAGCTAGGGCTGCTTCTTGTAATCCTTCTCGTTCAGAACCAACAGAACGTAATCGCATAATATCGTTATAATCTGTTTCTGCCATTTGAGGAGCTGCCATTAAAGCATTGTTCATATTAGCTCGTTCAGATAAATAATTTTGTCCGTATAATTGTGTTCCTAAATCTCCAAGAGCATTTGCTAAAACTTCTTGATTAGCACCACTACCTAAACGTCCTGCTGAAGTAAATTGAGATTGCACACCAGAAGTAACATCTCCTGCTAATTTATTATACAAATTAGATATAAAAGGATTACTTGTTGGGTCTAAATAATCGCCTTGTAACTGTTTCATCATTTCTGAATTAGCTTGACCCATTAACGGAGAACCAGTTGTAGCTCTTTTTTCTGCTAAATTTAATGCTGTGTTTGTTTGTGGAGAAAAATCAACATACGTTTGCCCAGGAAAATAATTTGGTCCTGCTTGATTATACAATGCTTCAGCACGTTCCATACCTTTTGTTAAATAAGGTAATTGGAATTCTGGTGGTTCTACATTGGAAACTGTTCTTGCTTCTCCTGCGCCTTTACTCATTTGTTAATTCCTTCATTAATATTATGTGTTTTTGTTTGTAATCTCTTAACCATTTTACCCAACCTTTACGTCCAACTAATTCTATACGTTGACACTTGTTTAATTTAGCCCAATGTTCAACTTGTTCTTTAACAGGATTGAACCAAGACTTCATATTCGTTCCTCCTGCTAAAAAATAACGACAAGAACGAAGACGTGGATAATCTATTATTTCAGTAACAATAGCTGCTTCCACTACGTTTGTTTTTACATTCCATGAAATCCATAATTGCATTTTCTTTTTTAACAAACTGTCAAAAATATCTTTAGGCATGTAAGCAAAACCATCAATCTCTAATGGCTTTAAAAGAAGTGGCTCAATCTGTTTCCAAATTAAGCCAACATCTTTGGGAGGAACGTAACTTATTTGACTATCCGAAGATAGTGAATCCGAATGTTTGATCTGTGTTTCCTGAACTGGCATGTGTTAATGTTGCTGAACCATTTACTCTAGCAGAAACATACAAAGTATTTAAAGCTGTACGTGCATTTGCTGTTGTTGGCATAAAAACAATTACAGAGTTTTCTCCAATACGAGCATTGGTTAATGTTGAAGTAGTCGAACTAGCTGTCAATGTGATGCTTCCTGTAGAATTTAATTTTCCATCAATCGTATTATTTAGTGATGAAGAAATTAATCGTAAATGCAGATCATGGTCTGGCATTGAAATAGGTACATTAGGAAATTGATTTGTTGCCATTATCGTTTACCTTCTGGCCTAGCTTCTACATCTACACCTGACATTGTAGTAAAGTTACCTGTAACTTTAACTCTCATTCGGTGGTATCTACTTGTAGATCGCATAGGACACGAACCATTTGATAAAGTTGAAACTGCTGTTCCAACATTTACTGTATCTAACTGTGAAGCTCTTGATAAAGGTGTTACTGTTACTGACGTACCCCCTACTCCATCAACAATAGGTGTAGAAGAAATTAACGTAGATCGTCTTCCTTCTGCGCCTTCAAATTCTGTTGTATCAACTGTTGCTGTTAAACTTGTTGCAATAAACTTTCCAAATTTTTTATCGCCACTAAAACCTGCTAAACCTACTATTCCTTCTCCGTAATAATACGAGTCTAAAGATTTAGGTAAAGTATCTAATACACCTAACTTATCTAAACTTTCTAATGTAGTAAATGCTTCTTGAGAAGCACTAGCAATAAATTGAATATTAATACTAGACCCTGTGCTAAATCTATTAACGGAATAATTATAAATTAATAATTTATTATTTATATCGCCTGTTGTAGAACCAGATGCACCACCTCGATAAGACCAAAATACACAACTATTGTTTGGGTCCACAGCAGCACATATTCCATCTAGGTTAGATGATAAATCTTCAAAAAAATAATTATCTATTTTTCCTTCACCTATTGGTGTTAATTGTTGACCACCTGTTAATTTATAAAATCCATCTTGAGCTAAAAAGAAAATCATATTACCAAACGAACAAACAGAACGTGGAGCAAATAACCCTATATTGTCAGAAATTTTTTCAAACGTAAAAATTAATGGGGTTCCGACATAACTAACACGATAAATTGCTCGTTCAAAAAATACTATACCAAAACTTTCTCCACCAATAATTGCTTGAATATTACCATGAGGACCAACAACATCTTGAAAACCAGATTGCGTAGTTTGTGATGGTGTCCATTGAGATACATTATTTAACCCACTCCATTTAACACGTTGGTTATATGATGTTCCACTTTCAGTAGTATATCCTGTAAAAACAAAATCACGAATGACAGCTAAATATTTAGCTTTAAAAGATACTAAATCAGAAAAAGCTGAATCTGTTCCTTCATCAAATTTTTGAATATTATCTGCATTATTAGCAGCAATAATATTTGTACCAAATTGTGTAAAAGCCCAAAAGTCTCTTGAACCCTCTGTTGTAGAATTACTATAACCACCTGATTTAGATTTATCTACAAATTCTTGTGAAGAATTCATTTGATATAATTTTGTGGCATCTCCTGCGTAGTTAGTAGTACCTGCTGCGTTAAAGGCAGTAAATAAACCAACAGCATTTCCTGTTAAAGGATTGTCACTTAATTCTTGAAAGCCAGGTAATGATCTATAACCAACTTTTAAAGGTAACACATTATCAGCTTGTATAGCTCCTGTGTTTTGGTAAGTTGGTAAATCAGTTTGTAATTCGCCAAAAGGTATCATTAGTAAACTCTTCGTTTAGGAGAAAATTGTGTTGAAGTCATTTGTATTGGTGTTGCAGAATGTTTTCCTTTTTCATCACTTAAATTAGCTTTCTGTACTGCTTCATTAAAAAGATTAGCCCATACAGGAAGTCGTTCATCATTTTGAATAAAAGGAGTTGCTTCTAAAATACTTCCATACAAATATAATTCAGGATAGTTTTTTAAAATATCATTTGTTGTATTAGAATCAGATAAAGCTGTTATCCGTTTATAATAAAACATATTAATTGTGTACGCATTATCAGGGCAAGGACCAAAATACATTTTGTCTCCAATGATAGTGTAATACACAGGCATACCATTACCAGAGTCAACATACACTCTACTTAATTCATTAGGAGCCATATATTGTAACTCTGTTTGTGGACTAGCTGAAGTATTCTGCACAGAAATAAATTCTAAAAAACCTGTAGGTAAAGTTATATACTTTGTTCCTGCAACTGTATCAGTAGTTGTATTAACAGCCATTTCACGCAAACGTAAATCTTTTGAATGACGTGATTCTGCTAAATCAATAAATGTATCAATGTTAGCAGTTAAATCATCTCTGTTAAGATAACTTGCTATTTCTATTTTTAAATTTGAATACGTATCTAATGCCATTTAAACTGTTCCTGTCCATACTCGAAATGCTCTGTTATCACTATCGTTTAACCATTTTTTAAAACGAACATGATCTAATATATCTCCATTAGGAGACATAATTTGTTTTTTTGCTAATTGCTCAACAACAACCAAAGGGATAGATGCAACGTGATTAAGTTCTTTAGACTTACTTACACCTTCCCCAAGGCTTTGTTTTATTTTATTTTCTTCAATAACAGGAGTTAAGTCTTGAGTTCTTTCAATATGAAATTTACCTTCACTTTTATCTTCAATAAAGTTTGTATCAACTATATCTTTTGAAATTGAATATTTAGTCATTATGAAGACATCTCTGTTACTGAAATTTGTCCTGCTCCTGTTGCGTATGCAGAAACTACATCGGAAGGACTACACTTCATTGTCATGGAATCATTTGCACTTAACAACATTCCATTTTTATTTGCAGCCGTTCCTTCTAATTTAATATATGCAGCAACAGTTGTAGATATATGAACAATGATAACATCAGCTCCAATAGCTGTAGTTAAAACACCTGCTCCTGAATGATCTTGAACTGTGTACGCAGAAGGTCTGTATTGGTATGTATGTGCCATAATTTTTCCTTATCTACGAATAACGTAAGTTAAATCAGCAGTAGTCGCAGCAGTTTGTTCGCCATTACTTTTAATGTTAATTGCATCGCCTAAAGCTACATCTAATCCATCGCCAATATATAATTCAACACCAGACTCATCTGCTGTTCCATTTGATAATGTTGCATCTGAACCAGAGTCAGCACCATTAATCATAATATCAAAAGTTGTGTTTGCATCTATTACTGTATGCACGTTCATTACTATTGCTTTAATTCTTCCTGCATCTGGTACTACAACTACAGGACTAGCATTGTCTGCTGTTTGGATAGCTGTCATGTTGCCACCATTTAAAAAATAGTCGTTTAAAGTTCTCATTTGTTTTTCCTTTATCGTTCCGAGTAAATACTCTTCAATAAAAAAGGGGGCCGAAGCCCCCTTATAGTTTTCTTAACTTAACCTAAAATTAAGAAGTAGTTAAATCTGCAATAATACCTGAAGCAGCTTCGTTTCTTGAAACAACTCCACCTTCCATTAACAATAACATGTGAGTATTATCTCCAGTTTTTGCTAATTGTGAATTTGTGAAAGGTCTTAAAACATTGTAACCCCAATATTCAGAATCTAAAACAAAAGCATCTCTGTCTCTCTGAAACCTGTTGGGTTTAACTGTTAAAGTGCCAAAATCACTTTGGTAAACATCTATACTTGCAACAATAGTTTTTGCAGGTACTTCTCTAATAGCAGTTGAACCACCTGTAAAACCAGAGATAGCTTGTTTGTTAAATGGACCCACCATAATAGTGTCTGGGTTTCCACCTGCAACAAAACATTCTCTAATAATTTTTTTCAACATAGACTCTGTGAAAGCTCTTTGCGCACCATCAGTTCTTACACCTGTAGGAACTCCGTTAGTGTGTGCTGCTTTTGCTCCACCTGCACCCATGTCATTATTAGTAGTAATCCAAGTTCTTAATCCTGCAGTTTTTCTAGCTGCGTTAGACGCACCTACTGTTGGGATTACGTTAGCTTGTGTAATACCTGCTTCGACGTCACGTTTTAGCTCTTTGCTATTTTTTGCGAGGCTATATGCTAATTGAGTCGATCTAGCAGCAGCATCTACTGCATCGTCAGTACCAGTAATGATAAAGTTCTTTGCATAGATTTGCGTATAGTTATGAAGCTCTTTAGTTGCTACCTGCGCCTGTGCCGAGTAGTCGTCTCCTTCTACTTGGTGGTTGTCTGCTGCAGCAGTTGCTAAAGAGTCTGTTAGCCACTTAAACTGTGTGTTAGTAGCTTTGCCTTTACCCATAGCTGAAAACATAGGTGTATCAAGTGGACTTATATTATATATAATATCCTCAAGCTGTTCCTTGATGCCTTTCATGTCATAGGTGTCGAATGTATTTCCTGGCTGTGCCATGATAATTTTCTCCTAAAGTTGTTGGGCTTCTGACCAAGCAAGGAAAGCATCTTTTGTTTTCCTATCATTCCCCTTATTGGGAGTTTCTCGTTGAGAAGCCATTGCTTTTTGAATCGCAGACGAACTTTCAGAAGATGTTGTAGTTTGTGAACCAGAAGTTGCTACCCTAGGAACTCGTTTAACTTTTTTTCCATCTAGTTTTGCTTTTTTTAAATTATCTAATTGCATTGCGTTGTACGCTACCAAAACTGTTCTATGATCTGTTAAATTTTGTAATTCCGTATCGGTAAATCCTTGTGATACTAAAAAGTTTTTAATATCATTTTGAACTTTAGAAGCTTTATTAGGGTCGCCAAGAACAGGTAACTTTTCAATCAACTTTTCTTGTTCTTGTCTAAGAACAGTATTTAATTTCTGTTGATATTGTGTTTGTTGTTCTAGTTTTTCGCTTTCTAATTGCGCTCTTAAATTATTCTGATGTTCACGTTCTTTTGTAATTCTAGCTTGTGCCTTAACATATTCCGTTGGGTCTTCTTCATAGAGCTTTTCCAAATCGGCTTCGGACATACTAGGTTTATCAAAATTACTAACAACTTCTTCAAGTCGTTGAACGTATTCGGATTTTTTTTGATTAGCCACGTTCATTTCATCTAAAATTTTTTGACGTTCTACCTCTAGGGTTTTACGTTCTTCACTTAGCTTAGATGTTTTTTGTCGGTAATCAGAATCTTTAGCGTAACCACTTTGTAATTCTTCTAAAGTAACTTTAATTGTTTCGCCATTTACTTTGACTTCAAAAAGTTGCTCGTCAGTTTCCGTTGTGGTGTCCTCAGACACTAATTCCAAATCGTCAGGGGTTAATTCCTGCGTTTCACTTTCAACTTTAGTAGATTGCTCTACAGGTGTCTCTGGTGTTGTGTCTTCATTCCCTGTGGCTTGGTCTTTTTCCAAAGTACCCAAAAGGTTGATGATTTCACTTTCTGCTGTTTGCTGTGATAGCGCAACAGATTCCTTTACAGGTTGATCTGCCATATAGTCTCCTTAATTTTTAATTAAAAATTTTTGTTTTTTGTATGTCGGTCAATGTCTTATTCGCCAATTTTCCTGTCTCCATGACAGACGTAATTTCGTTGATAAGTGATTCCAACATTTTACGCATGAGAAATATTTTTTCTCTTGCTTCTGTATCTCGAAGAGGAGATGCTAACCATTCTTGGTTTAATCTTTCTTCAATTTTTTTTACTGCATCAGTAAAAATTTCGTCTTCTAGTATTCTCTTTGCTTGATTACCTAGATTAATTTCTTTTGACATATTTTATACACCTGAACTATCATCAGTATAATCGTCTGCGTCTCCGTAAGTTGTATTTCCTTGATAAAGATTACTGCTACTTGAATATGGAACAAATGTATTATTATTATTATTGTTATTATTATCTACTTGTGAAGTTCCATCATTACCACCTGTATTATATTTAGGTTCGTAATCTTTCTTTTTCTTAATTTCTTTTTTAGGTTTATTGTCA